AAAAAGCCATTATATTGTTTAGCTAAGTTTAAGTTATGCTAGCCTTGATGCTAGCTGTTTGGTTCTCATTTGAATAAAATCATCATTGGTTCCGCTAGATTTGAATCTCGCTCCTAGGTCTTTTATGGCCTTAGAGGATCTGCTCTCTTGCTTTTCAGACTTGGCTGAAGTGGTTAGTGGACTAGGAGGATTGATCTTTGCCTTTTTGACAGTATCCTTTATTACCTTCCTATTGTACATGCTGTCTGCGGCATGAGCTAGAATGTATGGCATCTGAGCACCAATCTTTGGCGAGTCTTTATAAAACTTTTGAAGATCTGGATGCCCAGCAATTTCCAGAAAACGATTTCTCATCGTTTCATCACCCCCGTCTTTTAGCCAATCAAACTCTTCAATTGCTTTGCGACCAAAATCTGATTTGATTTTAGCTGAATGCTCTAGCGCTTGAATTTTTTTTAATTGGCTAGGGAGAAATGAATCTCTGGATTTGCGAGCATTTTTTAAAGCTGAGCGAACCTCAGCCTTTGTCATGCTTTTGCCTTCTACCTCTGCTACTTCTGCATTGGGTCCATATTCGTCGGACTCAAAGAGGATGTCTTCGGCCCACTCGATAACGTCATTTATCTCATTTGCCTTTTCCTGTAATGTACTAATATCGTTAATGTCACTAAAAGGATTGTTTTTAACATCCTCCTTTGGACTTAACGGATTATTTTTAAGGGAATCCTCTAACTCTGCAAGTCGCTCTTCAGCTCCCTTGGCTCGCTTAGTCAGTTCGCCAAAACGGTCTACTGCTCTGCTACCAAGTGCTTTAGATAACTCCTTGATTTCGTCCTCAGACATTTCATCCAAGTTGAACTGTGAAAGAACATCTGGTGCTTCAGCTGCGGGAGCCTCTTCACCCGATTCTGGAACTTCCTCAGACTCTTCCTCTTCCGCCGGTTCTACGACTTCTGAATCTACCCGAGATTGCTCCAAGCGTTGGATCGCAAAATCCTCTGCTGATATATTAGTTGGTACCGCAAGATTTGGTTCAGCCTCTGCTGGGGCTTCGATGATTTCTTCTGACATAATTACTCCACTCATTTACGCCGAGCGACGGCTGAGTTGAAGTATAGCACATCTTTTTATTGAAGAATTTCTTTCCAACGAATTCTTATCTCTTCCCAGTTTCCTAGGTCTAAAGCATCATCTATCGCTATGATTTGACCACTAATTTGCTGGAGTCTTTCAGTTCCGGCATTACGCATTTCTTGTATGCAATCTTGTTTAACCAAATTTAATTGGTTAAGATACATGGCAAACTGTTCGTTATGTCCCAGTATTTCTATTTCTTTATCAGCAAGCATTATTGCATTCCTTGAGTCTGGGCTCCACCCATTGTAGCTGGAGGTGTACCAATTTTTCCTATTTGGGCATTTTGAGCTTGCTGCATTGCAAACTGATATTGACCAGCATATTTCTGAAGCCTTTCAGCAAACTTTTGATCTTGCTGTAAGCGTTGAGCAACGTCTTCCTGAGATGCGTATTGTTGAATAATTTGCATAGCCGCTTGAGCACCATTAGGACGTGCTGGTACTTCGATACCTGCATAAATTTTCGATAAGTCATCAGTAATATTCTTTAAAAGTTTTTCTTGAGATTGTTGTGCTGGCTCTATAACTGAATCGGACAATACTGGATCAATGCTATTAGCAATTACACCAAGAAGCTTATCCATGTTAATTCTACCGTTTCGATCAAGTGAAACTAAAGAAACTAATCTTTCTAGCTTTTTTTCTTGAGCTTCTGAATCTGAATTCATTACGTCGTAGCTAATTGTTACGTCGTAATTTTCATCAGGGTCTCCTTTTTCAAAAGATTGAGGATCTGGAATTCCAGTAGCTTGAAAAAATATTCTGTCTGGTCCAAATCTTTGAAAACAACGGTAACACAACGCCACTACTTCTCCTGCATGTTGCAAGAATTTGTTTACTAAAAATTGCCTTCTGACTTGAGAAGAACCGGACGTTTCGTCTAGTCCAACTAGCCGGTCAGCTTGTGCCATCATGGTGTTTTCCATTTCCAGCGACCCACTATCAAACCTTGGCGTTGGACCAAATTCAATGTCGCCTGGTCGTCTTCTAGCCACCTTACGTCCTGGTCCCCAGTCCGTAGGTGCTTGCCCTACTGGATGAATTAACGGCGGAAGAGTGGCTAGAGAGTTGCGATCAATTCTAGAGTCTCTTTCAATTTTTACTTGATTCTGAATTCCCCTAAGCAAATCGGGAATTGTTAAAGTGTCGTAAAGCCTTTTACTGTCTTCAGACAGTTTAGATACTATGACTGGATAATTTTCGTAACCATTTAAAAGTTCAAATTTTGCATATCCAGGAGCTGTTTCGTCTCCGCTAAACTCTCGGTGAAATACAGTGCAGTAAATCCCCTCAGATCCATCATCTGGATCAATGAGGCGTTGATAGCCATAAACAATCTCTACTAGCTCTTCAGCTTCGTAGTTCATGTCTGTTAAAGAAATTGTTCTACGACCCTCTTGCTCCCTTTCTATGGAATCAATGTTTACCCCACTGTATTTTTCTATTACATAATCGACAAAGTCTTCATCCCAGCCATCAGTTTTGACTTTTAGTCTAAGATCTTGAGCCGACAAATAAGTGCGGTAAAAACCGTAAGGAGCACGTTGAGGATCTGTAACATATGCTGGAAAAACCCAGTCTCCATCTGGTGCTAATGTTTTAACATCTGGAGCATCCACTTGCCTTCGAACAATAGGAAGTTCTGCAAATCCAGTATCTCTTAGGCTTTTCATTGCCTTTCGAGCCCTTTTTTCGCTTACCTCTGAAAATGCTTGTTGCAATAAAGCTATAGCTGCCTCGTCGGACCCATTAGCAATTTGCTGTCCTAGTTGTGGATTAAGGCGTGTTATTTCGTCAAGACCAAGACGTTGTAAGAAACTGCGGTCTTCTCTCCTCCAGCCAACATAGGTTATGAGTATTCCTCGTTCTAACAAATAGTTAGCACCTAGCTCCATTTCTTTCATGAAACGAGGAATATACCCGCTGCTAACCATCCACTTTAAAAAATTAGAAACAATCTTTGACTTTCCAATGTCATTAACTTCAGTGGGAAAAGCGATTATGTTCGCGGCCTGCAATGCACTCATGAACATACTAACCAATCGTGTGATTCGCTCGTCGATTACATGGCTTTCCATGTCGCTTGCTCCCTCCCAAGGGAAAGCGTCTGCTCCATGCTTCCTTAAATCCCTAGATTTTCCTGGCCACCAATTTCGCCTGTCATCGTATGCGTTTCGGCATAATTGGAAATAGGACTCTAGCTCTAGCGTAGACTGATCGTAGGCCTTTGCTAGAGCCCTAATGTCGGGTTCTTTCCCAACGTATGTTAATGAATCATTTTGCATCTATTTTTTTTCTTTGTTTGATTTGCTGTATGAGGTCATACACATACTCCTTGTTAACGCCTATTCTATCACACAAATCAAGAGGAGTCATAGGAAGCATTTCTTCTCCCCTTGCCATTCTAATAAATATTTCCCAAGCAACAAATCTATCTATTTGTTCTTGAATCCAAACTTTGTCCTTAGTTATATCTATCTGCTGGGACGTATCTAAAACTTGATCCATTGACATCTGCTATTTCTTCGATTGTTACTTTTTTCCCCTTCATCTTATTGTAAAGTTTTCTTGGGACCGCAGTAGCAACCTTTTTTGGGGGGTTAGGTATTATGACATACATGTAATTAGGGTTGCGACAATGACTATGAACAACTCCTCTATGATGCTTTGGCACGGCCTCAGGGACATCCAAGGAATCAATTAGTATTGATTGCCCCTCTTCGTCGATCCAAGTGTTTTTACCCTTGCCCTTAGCCATGTCGCTACAGAGTTTTTCTTCCTTTAGTTTCATTGCCTCTTCGAATGAGATGTTTAATTTTTTTGCAATTTCAGTTAATCTAATTTTCATCTAATATCCTCCTGTCTTCATTTTAATTGTTTCTAAACTTTTGTTTGTTACGTGATCTGGTCCTTCTCCTCCGTTTGTCATTCGCAAATAACGAATTAAATCAAAAAAATCCTTTAAAGCTTCGTCGCCTCTTCCCATAGCACCATAATGAACCAACGAATCAATTAGGTTGCCGCAACTTTCGTGAATAAAACATCTAGGCCTATTTGCTTTATCAATTTCGGCATTTGGATTATAGCTAAACCATTCATCTAAAGCCGTAATTCCAATCTCTTCGCTTCGGCCATCACTTGGGTAAAAAATCATTCCTTCTTCGTCAAACGAAGTAAACAAGTCGTCGTTGTTTTCGTTTTCCCTAGCAAAATAACGACAATCTCCTATTCTTTCAAAAACTTCGATCCCCATTTCCTCTTCGATTTCGTTAAATAAATCGACATATCCTTTTACGTCGTAGCCTTCTTTCTTTGCAGCTGGGCCAGTTTTCCATTTAGGATCACCAAATACCGCCCACTCGCCGTAGGTATCCCGATCTGGCCACTCTCGCCCAATGTAAACGTTTCCTGACTTATCAACACTAGCCCATATAGCTGTATAATTCCTAGCACCGGCGGGGTCAACCACTTGGTAGTGGGTAAAGTTTTTGTTATCGCTAATGTCTGGGAACTTCATCCCATATTTATTTTCTTTGTCAGATAGTACGTTTACTTCAGGACTAAAAAGAGGCAACAAAGTTGTCATAGACCTAACAGGCATCCCGTAGGCTCGAACTAATACTTCTTCTTCTGGACGATTTGCTAAATCTTTTGCCAGTCTAGGATAGCCCCCAAAGGGGTTTTCAATTGAATGCAAGTAAGTTACCGCAGCGTCTCTATTTGGACTGTACTGCTTAACTGGTAGCTCCCTGTCGTCCAACAGCTCGGCAGGCTTTGTTTCAAGAATTTGAGCCCCCTTTAAATAATCAGAAATAAACGGGGTGTACCCATCAATTGGCGTAAAGCCAATAATCATTTTGCTATCTCTAGTAGCTAGCCTAAAGCGTAAAGTATCTACCAACGTAGAATCACCCAAATACTCATCTAGCCAAACACCTATGTTAAGACCCTTAGGCTCCTTAAATCCAAATTGAAAACCCTCTATGATTGTTTGGTTGTTTGAAAACTGAGTGTAGGTTTTAAAATCAACTCTAGTCCTGGTATCTGGGTAAATAAAACTACTACCAGTAAAACCATTCTTCATTGAAAAATTAATGTATCCCTCAATGCCCTTGGTCTTCTTCTTAAACTCCTTGGGCATCATTTCCCAAACCGCAGCCTGTTGAATCTTTACGCTAGTATCAGCGTTTTGACTAAAACATACGATGTGCCCATCCATACTTTCAGTCGCTGCTTCCATAACCATTTTGGCACAGCCGGTTGTTTTTCCGCTACGATTCCCCCCAAGCGTTAAACATTCTCCATAATTTGCTAAACCCCAACGCATCCTTTCCCAACCTTCTAGCTCAAAGCCAAAACGTAATGGATCACGATTAGCACTAGCTATTCGACCCTCGTGGGCCTCGTGCAAAGCTTTCAAAGCAGCGGAATCATTCTGACCAAGAAAAACTATTTCCTCATCAGTTGGACTCCTTAACATTGGGTGCTTTGTAAACTTTAAATTCATTAACCCCCTAGATCTTCAATCGTAGCAAAAAAAGCATCAAACAGTCGCTCTGGAGACGAACCAACAATTATTAGCTTTCCATTCTCAATCGCAATAACCCAGGACTCTTCAAAATGTAACTTTGACAAATCTTCAAGAATTGGAATTAAACCCTCATGTATTTTTTCATTTTGAAAATCTTCATCTTCATCAGCAAATCTATACATCTGTTACCTCCTCTACTTTAGCTTTTTTCATTTGTTTTAACTTTTCTTCCGCATCCTTTGCAGCCTTTTCATAATCCTCTTGGGTGTACACTACCCTTTCTTCGTTTATGTTACTTGCTTCACCACGAGCAGTTAATGCTTCTCTACTTGCGTTTGCTTTGGCTATGCTTAGCTCCTTTAAGTCTTTAAATCCAACTTGCAGATCACCGCTTTCTAGTTTAGCGGAAACCTTATCTATCAATTGATTTTCTAAATCAGCAAATCTTAAGTAAACTCTAGCGGCCAACTTTCCACCTAATTCACGCCAGTTTCCAACAAAATCAGCATACTCTACAATTATTGTGCTTACGCTGTAGGGATCTGCCTTGAGCTTTTTGCAAATCTTTGTTTGACTCCAACCTTGGCTCCACAAAAACAAAATCTCAGTAACCCGATCAGGGTTAGACATTGTCATATCGCTCCTTGCAAAAAATTCACTCATTTCTTTTGAGTGCTTTTTCTCAATAACCCGAGCCCTTATGTCTGAGTACAAATCTAATTCTAAATCTTTACCTTCTGACATATTAAACAATTATACGCCTTATGTCGTGGCGGATAGGGGGGCTTTTAAAAGGTTTATTCTCAATGGAGGTACTGACAGGAATCGAACCTGCGACCGTCTGATTACAAATCAGATGCTCTGCCTGCTGAGCTACAGTACCATTGGAGGAAGTGGGAGTTGCACCCACGTCCGAAAGTGGTGACTCTGTGACAGGTGACACTGTGACACCTACTTCCGTCGAATCTATCTTTCCCCCTCTAAATCTATTTTCGTACACCTTTATGTCTTTGTAAAAAGGATCTTTGGGCCTAAATACGTTGCTGCTGTCCATACAGTTTTTTAAATTTTTCCCAATATGAAATTGTTGACTTCTTTTTATAACCCAGTGGACCACCGCTGTGAATCCTCGAAACAAATTCTTCATAGCTCATATCATTGGGTTTACGCTCCATCTTAGCATACCTACTCATGTATGCTAAAAAAATATCTTTTGCCTCTAACGGATCTAGTGCGTCAACATGAGTCCAATCAACATTAGCGTATTCTGCGGCGTCAGCAACATAAGCCTTGTGCATTTGCAAAATGCCCAAAGCCTTCCCGCCATCCCCTACTGCATTTACAGGATCAGGATGTCCACCGGTTTCTATCGCAATTAAAATAGTTATAATTTTAAGTAAGCTCATTTAATTTCTGCTTAAATCAAAATACATTTCCTTCATTTGATACTCGGTTATAAAACCGGTATCGCTATGCCAACATCCACCCTCAAGCGAAAACCCCAAATTGTTTGCAAATTTATGTAATGATGTTGTTTCCTTAACATTAAAAATGTTTTCATAATTAGATTCGTAAGCAACACGATTAGAGGTTCTATCACGACTTCCTTTACTCATATATCAAGATAAATAACAACACATTATTACTGTCAAGACAATAATTAGAATTATTCTAAATAACAACATAACATGGCCCATGAGTAAATTATTTTTAAAATAGAGAGTTAATGAATTTTTTAGAAAAGTTTAGAAAAAGTTTTGACCCCCTCCCCCCCTTTGTGAGCATGGCGAACGCTGCTTTGGGCCGAGCGTAGCGAGGCCAACCCGACCGAAGGGAGGACTACGCGAGCATGGCGAGCATCCACTGCAACGACCGACAGTGCCGCTAGGCACCGAGGATAGTAAGATCCCTCAACGCTTGCGAGTATGGCGAGCTCTGTTTGAAAGGGCCGAAGCCCGTTGTTACTCTCGTGCGAAAGCCTGGAAGAACCAGTTTCGTCTAAGTTTGGCGATAGCCTTGCGAGCATAGCGAGCATCCGCCAGATCGCCGTCATCGAGTATGCCCTGCAGGCAATCCCAAGTTTCGTTCTTCTGTAATGCTTCTGCGTGGTCCTTGTCAAACAGGTCTTGGTGATACTGCTCGGCAAAATTGTTCATTTGCAGTTCCAGGAGCCACTGTCTGCGTTCTTCTGTGTGTGTATCGTTATTCATATTTCTTAGTATTTACTGTTACTGAGCCTGACATCGTGTCTACTCAACTGAACTCATCGGTCACGGCAAGTCAGGGTGGAGATCGCGTCGAGGAGGAACGACGAGCAGCGATACTACCTTGACTGACGTGATAAGATTAGAGAAGTTGAGAGAGAGAGAGAGATCGTTCTTTCTTGCCTCCATGAATGAAACCATCGGTTTCGCTATAACCTAAAGCACTGCCCATACGTCCATCGGCACAGTCGAAGCTGGGTTCGGCTCGCGCCGACGAGGAACGAGGAGGCGAGAGCGAATCCCTAAGCTTAGACGAGGATTGTTAAACCTTAGGTTTGACGCCGCCGGCAGGTGCTTGTGCCTATCAGCATCTCGTTGATTGTCATGCACATAAAAAAAAGATGAAAATAATTGTAACCAAACGTGCCTTTCAAACGTTCGTGTTAAGAAACACTGCAAATTACTGTGTGCTTTGTATGACATCCTGAGTATTACTATTTGTTTTGTTACGGATATGGATTCCCTCGAATTATAGTGCTTGTTTGTCACCAATAAAAAAAAGCAACCACACCCAATACTTGACTGGATGTGGCTGCCTTGTGTTATCCTGAGAGTATGATCGAAGCTAAGCTAACTAGCGTTAGTAAAGCCAGAAGTATGGCGATGATACCTTCTTCGATCAACTGCCAGATCTTTATCCCTGTATGTCGTATGTTACCATGTTGATTGTCTCCTTTGTGTATTCTGCGATGTGTTGTGCGTACTCTGATGGTTCTATTGAATAACCAAAGTACAGCCAACAAGAGTGTGTGTTACCTTCTAGGTCTATACAGTCGATGATCTCACGCCTGTATGTGTATGGATGTCCTTCCAGAGAGTCTATAGCTTCTCTGGCTGATGGACTATCTACCTCGTAGATCTCCACCGCGATCTGTGATCCTTTGAGCCTTTGGTCCTTGAAGACCATTGGGCATCCCATTACTTCCATCTTGTATTCTTCGTTGGTGAAGCCTGACCCGATGAACTCTGAGTCTCCCAATAGTCTGTGATTGCCGTGACTCGCTTTGAGTGTGCCGTACACTGCAACCTTGTGATTGCCGTTCCATCCATATGCAGGGAATGGTTCAGCTTTCTTGTACGTGTAATGGTTCAAGTAGTCGCCCCACTCGAACTCGTCATAATCATCTTCGACACTTTTGCTTGTGTATGACTTTGCCGTTCCATTCCAGAGGTAGCCCGTTGGTGTTTGTTTTGCAAAGCAGTTGGACTTGGAGTACCACACGCCCTCTTTCTTGTGCCAAGTGCCGTAGCGTTTGACTGATGGCTTTTGTGAAACACCTCTGTTTACGATTGCGAATCGAGTTTCTGTCATGGACAGTATCTTTTCTACAACCTCTGGGCATTCACCCTCAAGGAGCTCTGCTACGCACTCTGTGTCCGTCTTGTCCTTTGATCCCAGTGGAACTGTACCATTGGAGAATAGGACGTCGTCCGAGTTGGGTATTGGGAACGGGTGACAGTTGTCTTTGTTGACCTTGCCTACGGTAGCGAAGCGGTAGTGTGCTACGTATGGCCGTTTCATTGCCATTAGCTTGCGTGCTTTGTCGTAGTCCGTGGTCTTGACCAACTCTCCGTCGTCTAGGAAGACAATACCGAATCCATCTGGATTGATTTGCTCGGCGTTGTCGATGATTAGCTCGGGTATCCGAGTCTTTGCTTTTTCTTTATGTATGATTATGCACATGGTATGATTAGATGAATTCTGAGATGTTAGAGCTTATAACTCCGTTGATTAGATAATTCTCAAACGATTTTGCGAGACGCAGGATTTTGTCCTTTTTCTCTAGTCCGTAGACTTCGTCAAGTAGTGAAGACGTGTTTCTAAGGTACTCATCGAATGACTTGGATTCTTGCATTGCACGTATCGTACAGTGAAAGAGTTTGTACCGCCAGATCAATTGCTTTTTGTTCTTTACCCTTGATGGGAGTCTGAACTCCAAGAAGTTTGCTCCTCTCACACGTATGACGTCATACCTGTCTAGGTAAGCCTCCTCGTCTAGCTTCTTGTTTTTCGAACAATACTCTGACTTTAGACGATGACGCCATAGAGCGTATATGAGACCTGCGTATGGTCTTATGTCAGCTAGACCAAATGAGCGTGTGTACTCATTGCATTTGATTGAGACGTGACCTCCGGCTCTCTTTGTATCTACTGGGGCGTCGATGTAATTTGATAGTCTTACGTCTTGTCTGATTTCTTTTGATTCAAACAGATCGTAAGCGTTCGATACGCCTTCGATTCCGACGGATGAGTCCGTTTCCCATTTCCAAAAGAAGGGTTGATCTTCTATTGGATCACCCTCGCTTGTTACTGTTTGTCCAGTCTCTTCGTTATACACGGATTCTTTTTCGATCTCGAACCCAATGGTCCATTTGGCTCCTATCGGTTCTTTGATAGCGTTTGGTGGTGTCCTATAGTGATATGATAGAACCCGATTTTCTGGTGGTGTGGATTTCCATGTGTCCGTGAAGTCACAGTAGAAACATTCATCTATACTTAACCACTGATCTATGTCTTCGCAGTATCGAAAACGTTCGGTCCTGGATGTGTTGATCCATTGGGAGTTTTCCTCTGACCACCACAGGTTGTCTTTTAGGTCATACTCTTCCAACTCTTCACACCAGGCACAGTCTGAGTCGAGCATGTGGATTTCCCGATAATTATTATACCTCGTATCCTCCAGTTTTGCTACTCTCCACCCATAGGCACTGATTTGCCTGTTGACGACTTGTGCGATAACAACGTCCTCATATTTCGAGCAGATTGCTCTCCAGTTGAGGCATCGCCATTTTTTCAGAGGATTAAATAGACATTCTATCAATATGAACTCTATTTCGTTTACCGTGTTATCCTCATCCCACGTAAACCTACCGCATCCCCACTTTTCTAGGAGTGCTTCGTCTTTATACGTCTTGATGATTCTCCCCATCCTTGTGTGGTCCACCATCCAATTGTGTTGTTTGATTGCACTGGCTAAAAGAGCTGGCTGTTTCTCCAACTTCTCCTGAGATATCATGTGTATTATCTCTCGAGCTTGGCCGCTTGTCATCTCGTACTCTCTGAGTAAGAGGTTATGTATGGGGAGATTAACCCCGATATTGGGGTGTATCTCGATTTGATCGTTGCTACCCTGGAAGAAGACTAGGTTGTAGTCCAAAGGGGTTGCGACTTTGACTGGATCGTCAATATTTGGTGCAGGTATGTATGTCATTTATTTTTTGGTTATTTCTATTGATTTTGCCCAGATCACATCAACTAGATCTGGTGCGTATTGATACAACATTTCTGCGATTTGCTCGCCTGTTGCTGTTATGTCTATAGATCGAATGTCTAGATCCTCATCTATCCACTCGGTCTCCATGTCTCCCTTTTGTCCAGGGATGTATTCTGCTTCGACCGTAATCTTGCAGTTGTTTATGTTGGTTTTTATTATCATATTTATTACATTTTATATATAACTTAATCGTCATATATTTCAAAATAATAGTAACCACAAGGGTACCCTGGGACATA